CGATTCACGACGCTGTTTTAAATCATCTAATGCTTCACGCTCACGCAATTTAGATTCTAATGACTGCACACGTTCTTCAGCAGATGAAGCGCGCTTCTCTACTTTATCCTCAATTTCTAATTCTGGAATGTTAAGGTCTGGTCTAACTTTTTTAGTTAAACGTAAGACTTCTTTGCGTGTGCTAGGATTATTGGACAACTCTTGTAACAAGAGCGCCATTTCATCCCGCTGTTCAAATGATAGATCTTCTAAACTCATGATAATCCCCTAATTGATTTAGATAACTTTTTTAGTGTCACCAGGATGCGACATCTGCATCATATTTTTAAAACCAGCTTTGTTGGTTGCTGACAATCCACCAAATTGTGAAAAACGTGGAGTGTTAACAACTTGACCATTTTTCTGATTGTCATCGGTTGGTCTGCGTGGTGAGGATGCTCCTCTTGGCTTAAATAATTCCATATCAATTCCTTTACATGGTTGGTGGAGTTGGTAAACCGCCTGGCATTGCTGCACCGCCCGTTGGAGGTGGTGGCATCTCTGCACCTGGTGGCATACCTGCAATTTGTGGCGCTTGTGACATGGCTTTACCTTCAGGCGTTGCGCCACCAGCTTGAGGTAAAGTTTGCAACATTTGTAGAATTTCAGATTGCTGAAGTTCTCCTGTTTTATTTTTACGCGGACCAATAATGCTGGTCATTACACGAATAGCATTCAAAATTCTTTTGCCTTCTTCTGATTCAGATCCAAGCGCTGGTAAAGACTGTTCTAATAAATCCATTGCCATACCAATATTAATCATAGCGGCTTCACGATTACCCATTTTTGGTTCTGGAGTAGACATTGGTGACGCCATAGGAGGTGCAGATGTATCACCCATACCTGGTGCGCCCGTATCAGGAGTTGGCACTTGTCCACCAGGAGTTGCTTTATCCTTTTGACTTTGAATCATTTTTAATAATTCGTTGGGTGGCATTGCCATAATGTATTCCTATTCAATTACAAGAAAGATTAAACCTTTCTATGGATTTGTCAAGTGGGGGGAATTATTTTTGATTCCCTCCCCCCAAAGGGAGGTTTATTCGGTCTTACCGAAATAATCCTTGCGGATTACTTACGGGATTTACGACCTTTACGTCCTTTACGTCCAGCCATGATGAATCTCCTTTATCATGCGAGCCACCTAGTTCACAGGGCAGGCAGCTACACCCTTTTTTCCTTCTCACGGGAAACCGATTAACGTCTTGACTTACGAGTTGTTTTTTTCATCTTGCGATACATATTACTCTCCTCAGTTCACTATCCCCTAATTGCTCGACCGTAGTTTTTATTCATATTACTACGAGTTGAATTTTTCATACCTTGAATTTTATACTGCAATGTTGGCGAGCCACTATCCCGTTTTAAATTTTCGGTCGTTACTCTAGGCTGATCCGCTTTCGGTGCAATTTGTTGTGCCATTATGCCGCCTTCAGTTTTTTAGGTTCAGCTGCAGGTTGTGGATTTGCTTTTGCCATCATTTCACGCTTTTTCAATTTATCTTTAAGTAATTGTTTCATTGGAATATCGACTAAGTCAAGTAAATCTTCTTTATCAATTGCACCTGCTTTAAACAAATTAAATGCCAGTTGTTTTTGATCTTCGGTAAAGATTGGACTATTCGAGTGCGCATCCACTTTTACTACATAATCTTTGGTAAATTGTTCAGCAATAAATGGTGTATTTTCGGTATCTAAAAAGTGTGTATCATCATAGACTTGCATGAGTTTGAGATAGAGCGTTGCCACTTTTTCTAAACTATCTTCAACGACCAATGCCCGTTTTTTTGCGCGTGAACTACCCAGTCTAGCCAACTGACTGGCGTGTCCTTGACTACGAACTCCAGATTCACCCTTGCCCGATAACACATTACTGATGCCAGATACTTCGCCAAACATCGCGTCAATTTCATGGATGACTTCAAATAAGTCAGCAGGCATTTGTGGTGCTAAACGATCGACTTTAGCGTTGGGCATATCGGTCGCAATCAATGATCCTGCGCGTTGCATTGCAAAATATTTTTCATCGGTGATACCACTAAAGCCACTAAAGGCGGTGGGTGGATTGACTTGTTTAGAAAGTAAATCTAACACTTCCGTCATGCGTTGATTGCGCAGCTGCTGCAACATAATCAGTTTTTGTGTTTCGGATTGTCCCCAATAATAATCATTGAGTGGATCTGGGCAGATTTGTACAAATGGACATTCACCTTTGAGGAATACCGATGCGCCTGGTCGGTCGTAAATCACGACATCAGGTGATGCAATGGTCACCACTTGATAGTCTTGAGTGTCATCATTCCACAACCACAACTCTTTCATCTCAACCGTTTCTTCGGCCACTTTAGGGCGATAGCGATTTGTACCGTATAAATCCAAGTTGATGTTTCCGTAAATGACGGGATTGGATTGCGAAGTTACAATGCGATTGACCGCATCAGGAATATTCGTTTCTGGTTCTTTATATCCGCTCGTGACACGATTCACAATCTCTACACGCTTAGGATGGCTATACAAACGGGATAATAACTCACTCTTGGTGATGTAATACGTTTGGCAAATAGCTTCTTGTCGGTCGGTATACGGGGTATCTTCACGCAGTACACCCATACTCGATGGATCAACCATGTAGGGGTTAATACCATTCTTTACAACTAGCTTAATAAAAGTGGTGTTGTAGACAAGTGACCAATTCAGCGCCGTAGAAAAGACTTGGTCGGCATTGGAGTTCAGCCATTGGTCATTTAATCCTTGTGTCAGCACAGGTGTCTTACGGTGTTCTAAATTGGCGACCGATGCACCGAGCTGAATGGAGAAACGCGTGGTTTCTGCCGAGTATAAAAAGCTGGACAGTTGATCCAAATGTGGACCAATCTTATTGAAGTACGCAGGCGGTTCTTCTGGCCCAGCACCAAAAAGGTAATACGAACGCAATAAAGCGTAATCAGAGCGCCGATCTTCCCGTGAAACCAAACACTTTTGAATTAAACTCAAATAGAGATCTTGTCTGGCTTCAGGAGAATTAGGGATTTTCATGGTTTAATTTGTAAATTATCTTGGTCAGCAATGTAACTGGCAGTCATTGGTCCACGAGAAATACCTGCTTCACTAGGGGTAATCCCTACAGGTTCACCACGCACAGGTGTGGCAAAGCGACCAGCAAGAATAGATGCCATGTCCATACCTTTCATACCGCCACCCCACATGGCTGCATCGCCAGGTCTTGGTTCGGTAGGGGTTTGCACAACAGGTTTAAGTTTATCTTTGTTAACTCCGCGTTTACGAGTGGCGTGTTTTTCTGCGGCAGCATATTCTTTCTCAGTAAACTTATTGTTTCTGGTGAGATAACCTGATTGGTTTTCGCCTTCGCGGGTTGTTTTAATATTAGACATTTTAAAGTCGATAGCAAGCTGTTTAACGGTTTTGTCCGTTGATTTTGTCTTAGAACTAACCAGTCCTGGTGCTTGCAGAAACACTTGAAAAACTTCTTCATGACAATCCTTCATTGGACATTTAGCTACTTTGCTTTCAAAATAGCCGTGTTTTTCACATTTAAAATCTTTAGTTACTGCCATTTTTATCCCCTTTTGATTTGCTCGTCAAGTGATTCTTGAGAATAATCATACTTAGGTTTTAATCCTATTTGCATTTTAATCTCACCGTTAATGACTTGTAAACCCGTGTGACGAACCATCACAGGTTTAGCTTCTTTGCGATACTCCACAAATTTGGTACGATCAGGGTTTTGCATGATCGCAATTTCACCCCCTTGCCAGGCTAAAAAGGCTTTAGAAACACGACGTTGCATCCGCTCGGTGAGTGGTTCGGTGCGATACAAAAACACATCGAGCAGATGATTACTGTTGACACCCGCAAGTTCAGAAAAAAGTTTGACAGAAATACCGCGATTTTTATCTTTTAAAAAGCGGTGCATCAACGGCAATAAATCACGTTTTAATATTGCTGTCGCCATACATTCCAATCCGCTTTAAATAATCGCTGACATTTCTTCCGACCGTCAGTTGTTCAGGAGTAAAGTCCTCTTGTTTTTTAGAAATCTCTTTGGTGATTTTTTGCATAATTAAACGTGGCTGGACTTGCTCGGCAAAAGCAGCTGCTGCGAGTGCCGAAGCAATTACCCGATCATCCTTATTACGGCCAGATGCCATGATTGAACCACCATCACGAATGATGGTTTTCATTTCTTCAATGGTATCCATATCAAAAATATCCATCATGCCACGTTCAAAATAGTCTTTCATGTAAGACAGCATCCGCTCTTTGGTGGCCGCGGTGGTGAGCCAGCCTTTGCTATTGCTTGGACCACCGAGAGAATCATTACGACGCCAAATGTAATTTTGCATATTGCCGTAGACATCCATTAGGTCTTTACCGAGGGCTGAACCCATAGCCGC